ACACGCCTATTAAACAATTTATAAATATCGTCAGACATATTCTTCATACCGAACCTTTCGTAATCTGGAATAAAACTGATTTGTGTATAGGGTACTTTTGAAGATGCTTTGACCTCGGCTTTTGTTCGCTGTGTCATATTATCACTAAACGTTTGAGTGTATATTTTTTTACTATAATGGTCAACAGTTTCAATTACAAACTCCTTTGAAAATATATTAGTAAGCTTGCTTCCGTAACCATTCTTACCACCCCATATCTTTTCTTCACCCTTGTCGTAATTTGTAGATGTTAAAAGCTCTCCAAAAATAAGTTCAGGAATCCATAAATCTCCATAACTACTATGTTTTTTGATGTCAACGCCGTTCCCATCATTCATTATAGTTATTCTTCCAGTTTCCTTGTCGATTGTCACTTTGATATTCTTGACGTGCTTAATATCCTCCTTTCCTTTGGCTTCTTCAGCTTTTAAACGCATAGAATGGTCAATCGCATTAACAATAACTTCATCAAAGATTTTTAACAAACCCGGAATATATGTTAATTCATCTTGAACCATTTTTTTTGATGTATCATCATAGATATAACTGTTTATCTTTTGAGGTTCAATAGATCCAATGTATGTATCGGGAAGTGCAAGAATGTGTTCAAGAAGTTCATATTTTTTATACTTGTCCTCTACTTTCTTATCTTGAACAGGGACACCATTAATATCGGGTTTTTTCACAGGCATTGTCTTATAATTGTTATTACAAGATATAGATATAATATTTATCAATTTTTTATATATTTATATTTATATTTATATTTATATTTATATTTATACGTATAATTTATCAGTGCGAAAATTATGAAATATTTTTAATTCTATCTATTTAATAAAGATAATGACCGTAAGTATTAAAACATTAAATGAATATAATAAATATTTAAATAATAATACTTATGTTGTTGCAAATTTTACTGCATCTTTTTGCAAACCTTGCAAAGAGATATATCCGTTTATTGAAGAATTAAAGGTAGATAATCCTAATATATTATTTATAAAAATAGATATAGAGGAAGGAAGTGATATTAGCGACCATCATAATATTTCGTCAATTCCTTATTTCAAGTTTTACAAGAATAGTATTGAAATAAACTCATATTGCGGAACAGATAAAAAACTAATTCGCGAAGCATTATCAAACTTAATAAATGATAAGCAATGATATGTATTCTAATAACTTATATAAATACAAAGAACATAATAATAATAAATTATGAACAAAATTGGTATACCTAAAGAAATTAAAGAGTACGAAAATAGGGTCTCAATTGTTCCTAATGATGTTAAGAGATTATTGGATAATAATGATAATATCTTGATATATGTAGAAACAAATGCTGGGCTTGCTGCGGGATATTCTGATGATGATTATATTGCAATGGGAGCAATAATTGCAAATACTATAGAGGACATTTATAGAAATGCAAATATTATTGTGAAGGTTAAGGAGCCACAGGAAAAAGAATACGGTTTAATTAATTCTACTCATAGTATATTATCATTTTTTCACTTTGCCGGTAATAATGCTTTAATTACTGCAATGATTGATAGTAAATCAAAATGCTATGCTTTTGAAACAATTCAAGATGATGATGGTAAATATCCTATTTTATCACCGATGTCTGTCATTGCAGGTAGAAAATCTATGATAGTTGCAGACAAGTTTAGAAACAACATTGGAAGTAATATAAATAAAAATACATACACATTTATTACAATAATTGGTGTTGGAAATGTTGGGAAAGCAGCAGCAGAGCAAGCAATACTAATGGGATATAAAACAATAAATCTTATAGATAATGATTATGAAAAAATAAAGAGCATTGAACAAAGCAACCCAGCAATTTTCAAGGCATATGAAATGAATACAAATAATTTAAAAAAACTCATGCTATTTTCAGATATTGTTATATCTTCAATTTATAATAATGGCATGAAAGCATCCAAAGTTATAACAACGGAACTGTTAGATTTAATGACTTCGCCTTCTTCTATAATTATAGATGTTGCAATAGACCAAGGAGGAACAACCGAAAAGTCTATGCCAACAACCTTCAAAAACCCTTTTATTAAATATAAGAATACTAATATATATTGTGTTCCTAATATACCCAGTTATGAACCTACGGAAGCCTCGATAAAATTATCAAACTCCATATATCCATATCTGAATTGCCTAATATCATCGAATGATAGTTATTGCAATGATAATAGTGATGATTGTGATGATTGTGATAATAAGTATTTAGTAGAATTGAATAGAGGATTATACATTAAAACGTAAAAATTACTATAATAAAAATAAAAAATGATTATTCTATTTGTCCTTATCATATTTAACAAATATGACAAGAAAGAGTATCGTTGGCAATATATATTTAGTTATTATGCTGGTAGAATATGTAGCTTCTATGAAAGTATCCTTTCCAACATTTAACAAAAATCTGGCAGTAATCAATAATATCGATATTAAAAAAGTAAATGATCATGACAAAGATGACTTGGTAAAATTATTTAAGGCAGTTCCTATGTTAATGTTTAAAAACCAAAACCTAAATCCCAAAGATTTATACGAGTTTTGCAAAGTATTTGACAGTAAATATAATGACAAGGTAATCCATCCCTTTGAAAACTCTAAAGTCGATTATGTCCCTCAAATTGCAATTCGCGGTAATTGCTATATTAAGGACCTCTATGGGATTAAAGATGCCACACTAAAATATAGTGGTCCTTTCAAAAATACCGCAGTGTGGCACCAAGATATTGTAGGTATTAATGAATATAAGCCTCCTATTGTATCAAGTATTTATATGTTAAAAACTCCTCCTATTGGCGGTGAAACGATGTTTGCAAGCATGGAAAACGCATATGATAATATCGATATTAATTTAAAAAAAGAATTAAATAATTACAATGTCATATATTCAAACACTAATTCAATGGATAATGTGATGAATACATATTACGATTATACTGGGTATAACAGAATTAATATTAATAATAATATTAATTATCAAAAAGATAATATCGGAACCACCATTATTAACAGAGAGCCACTTGTAATTTATACAGATGAATATAAAAATAAAAAAGCACTTATGATTTCGCCTTTTCGATTTGCAAAGTTTGACAAGATGTCTCAAGAAGACAGTTATGACCTTTATAGAGAGCTTATGAGTAAATACATTCTTAACAAAGATAATATTGTAAAGATTAAATGGGAAATGAATGATTTGCTTATCTTTAATAATAGAAGGTTAATTCATAGTTCATCGCCATCGATTGAATATGAAAATTATGAAAGGCTTTATTATAGTTGCTTTTTAGGAACTGACGCACCTATTATTAGATGCAATTCGATTTAGTATGATTAAATTTGATTTGATTAAACTATTATGAACATAGTATTGCCTCTATATTGATGGTGGTTGCGGTGGTGGTTGCGGTGGTGGTGGTTTATTGAAAAACTTTAATTGCGCCTTCTTATAATATCTCTTTACTGGTTCTGGAACTCCCCTTCTGTCATAACTTCCTTGAAAAATTTGCATACATAAATGCCATAGTTTTGAATATAACCCATTCTTATCAGTATAAATCATACTTCCCTCGCGTAGAGGGTTTCTTACACGATTTTTATCATCAACCCCATCTCTTTTAATCTCATCTAACCAATCCATATAATATTTACGATTATAGTATATTTTTTTGTATAATTCGTATTTTCCCCGACTATTTTTTTTCTTAATTTTTGCCAATTTCATAATATACGCTTGAACATCTACAGGTAAGTTATGTAATCGGTTAGTATCTTTTGCTGCTACTTCAGCCGCAAATGCAGCAGCTGCTCTGGGTGATGTTGCAAATGCTGAAGTAGCAGCAACAGGTGATGCCGCTCTTCCTGTTGCGGCTCTTGGTGATGCAGATCTTCCTGTTGCCGCTCTTCCTGTTGCCGCTCTTCCTGTTGCCGCTCTTCCTGTTGCGGCTCTTGGTGATGCAGCTCTTCCTGTTGCAGCTCTTCCTGTTGCAGCTCTTCCTGTTGCAGCTCTTCCTGTTGCAGATCTTCCTGTTGCAGCTCTTCCTGTTGCAGCTCTTCCTGTTGCTCTAGGGGTTGCTGATGTTCCTGCAGCTCTTCCAGATGATGATCCTGTTGATGATCCTGTTGATGATCCTGTTGATGATTTAGTTGTGCGGGTTTTGGCTTTACTCGGCATTTCGTTATTTACTCTAATATAATATAAAGGAAAAAAATAAAATCTTACATTATAATATCAATATATAAATATATAAAAAGAATAAGACAAATAATGCAAAGCGTATTAGATGGATTAATTATTAAATACAATATCATTATATAAGTTGGATGATAAAATTTCATTACATATATCAGAAATACTCTTATTTTCAATATCAATCGCAATAATATTCATGTTGTTTTCCAATGCTAATTTATAATTGGTTTCATGCAATTCGTGTAATTTCTGGATATAATCTAATTTTATATTTTTTTCAGATGAACGCCCTCGTTTATTAATACGCTGTAAACATTTGTCTGGAGAAGAGCGAAGATATATATATCCATTTGGTTTCCATAAATCATCAGTTGTTTTATGTAAACTGATGATATTTTCATATTCTGTATCACTTATAGTTTTATCTTCATATGCTTTCCGAACAAATACATTTTTAATAAAATAAGGGCTCCTTTCCATTAATACAGCGGTACTTGTTTTCTCCTGGATCCAGCACCTATCAACCCATACTTTTATTTGAAAATCATAACTGCTATTTGTAGTATTATATAGGTTCGCCAAGTAATCTGTCCAATTATCAACAGGTTCTAAATCAATTGCCAGCTTGTAATTTTTATGAAAATAATTTAAAATGCTCGTTTTATAGCATCCTATATTTCCATCTATCGTGATAATAGGCATATTTTATGTAATTAAATTATATAATTAATTATTATTTATATAATCATTTTTTCATCATTTTAGATTTATGTATTAAACTATCAATCTTTATACTTGTTATATCTCCTTTCATATACTTGATTTTTTCAAATAAACTTTCAATTATTTTATCATATTTATCCTTAATAATTTGTATCGTATTCTTTTCAATCTTTATATCAAAGAACTTGAAAATCTTCCTAATCTTTTTAATTATTATTTTATCAAGTTTAATACAATTGGGAGTTGAACTCCCACCACCTATTATAGGTATTGCGTTGCGTGCAATGTTTCCTTCAAAGTTTATTTTGAGTAAATCACTTGTGTCATTGTCTTTTGAATAGCAAGTTTCAGTTGCTCCATAAAATGCCGCGGTATTAAAGGTGGTGCCTCCTGACATTTTGGGACCTTTTTTATTTTTTTTGTTTTGGAAAGAACATCTTTTATCAACATATTTGGATATATATTGCATGTGGTCTGATAGAACTTTCTTAATTCCCATGTTTAAGCAAATTATTGATATTATTGCAACTATATTAAATATTAATAATTCAATATAATTAGATAATAAAGCAATAACTTTATTTTTATGTTCATCTTTAATATGTATTTTGTGAGTTTTTAATAATTCTTTTGCACAAAATGTAATTTCTTTACATTTATCCATATCTTCTTACTACTATATAAAATGAAAATAAATATATATATTAAGAAGGAAAAATAAATGAATTTTTTAAATGGACGAGTTAATGCGTTTACACCTGTAGATAATTACAATATAAGGGTTGCATCTGAAAATTTAACAGAGAATAATACAAACATTGTATCGCGTAATCTAAATTGTACAGATGTATCTTCTGTATTTTTTTCAGATAATAATATTAATTTATTACAATTTGGTATTCGAAACAGAATTCTTAATGATACACAAGGTAAATATAATATCGGAAAACAAAGCGAAACTGATTTAAAAATTATTATGAGGTCCATATATTTTCAATATGGTAAAAATCTTGCAGAAAATATAAAAGAACAGGTACTTGAATTGAATACGCGTGTTATTGAATGGTCAGTTAATGAAATAAAATCAAATATTAAGCAATCTGAAAGATATATAATGGATATTAGTACATTACCTGTACCATTAGATAGGTCGACATTACCATCTCAAAAGGGTTTAAGACAATTAGAAATTACAAAGTTATAATGATAATATAATAATACCATTATAATATTATATAATAATATATTATAGAATAATAGAATATAAATGTCTGAAGAGGAAGTTTTAAATTTTAAAGCAAATGACAAGGAATTAAAGTTATTTGAGCAAGAAAAAATGGATTTATACAAAGGGACATTCGTAGTATGTTTGGTATATGGTTTATCAGCTGTCTTATTACTTGCACTGATATTATTTACTGAAAATGGCAGAGAGTATATATATAATAAGTTTGCACCGGCAGTAATAACTTATGTATTGGGTTCATTAATAATTATCATATACTTATTATATTCAATATATAGTATAAAACCGCGAAAAATAGGGAAAGATATAGATAGTGATAATAATATAAAATGTCCTGATTTTTGGAAATTAAAAAAAACAGAAGGTATTACAAAGACAGCAATGATAGATAATAATAAAGCAACACCAATTATTACAGATATAAATAATATAACAAATGCAAATATACAATATTATTGCGAATATGACGAAGATGTATATGGTGATAAAAAGAGTTTTTTAGAAATGAAAAAAAAAATAGGCAGAGAACCAACCGATGCAACCTTCAAAAGCGGATTTAAAACTATGAGTATTGCAAAAAATCAGTCGCCGGCATCCGCATCAAAGACAGTTATTCCCGATTATATTATAAAGCTCCCTACTTATGATTCTAAACCCGAAAGTGTAGAATTAAAAAATTATGCAAAATTTACAGGTGCATATAGTTCAAATTATTATAAATTAAACAATGCTGACTTTGCATCTATACCAAAAGTTGCGGATCCAGCTTATGTAACAGCTGCAGCTGATAAAGCGGTTATTGCTGAAGCCGAATCAACGACCTTGTATAACAAATACAAAGATACTGCTCCATTAGTTTGCAACAAGGTTTTCCCGCAAGTGTTAGGTGTTCTTGATAAAAAGCAAAAAAATGGAAACGAGATTAGTTGTGAATATGCAAAACAATGTGATATATCTTGGAGCTCTTTAAATTGTAAATAATATTTACATATTCCAAATATTTATATTTTATTTATATTTACATAT